GACAGATTATAACACACATATTTGTGTCTACTTTTATAGTATAGCTCCAGGGGGAAAGTAACTAATGGTATTTTCGATAAATTTTAATGGTTGTGATATTTCTAGTCTAGTCAGTGGCTTCACAGCAATTGATAGAGGTGTGGGAGCAACGTGGAATAATGTTTTAGAGGATTCGTTTTTACAATATGGTCAGAATTTCAATCATAACTATAGCTCCTCTAAGACTATAAGTGTAGAGTTTAGAAAAAGTGGAACAATAAAAGATTGGGCAGTTCTACGTGAAAAACTTGCGAAGGTGTTGGATGTAAAAAGTCCAGCACCTTTAATATTTAGTGATGAACCTAATAAAGTTTGGTATGCACTACCAGATCAGAATCAATCATTATCTGAAAATATTTCTGAATTTGTTGCAACTGGGACACTTACTTTTCTTGTTCCCTCTGGTTATGCTGAGTCTATTGATACCAAGGTGTTGAATAACGCAAGCTCTGGTGGAGAGAATGGGACAATCAAGCAAAACGATGATGGAAGTGTAACGGTTGAAATTAACAATAACGGAACTCTTCCCATTTATCCAACAATCAATATTACACCTACTTCTGAAACTGGTTTTCTAGCCTTAGTTGGAGAGAATGGAGTTCTTCAGATAGGGAATCCAGATGAAGCAGATACCACCACAGCCAAAAACCAAAAATTAGTCTGTGATATTAGATCACAGGGAGATTTTGAAGTAAACTTTGTACCAGATACGAGCTGGACTACTTCATGGCCAACGAACCTTGAAGGTATTCCATTGAACAGCACAATCGGTTGGAAAGATGACGGCATTAGAATAAAAAGCATGGCTAACACAGACTTGTGGAATGGCGGGGTTCTTAGATATGAAGTTCCAAAGGATGAAGTTGGAAACTATGTAAAAGATTGGCATGCTACTTTCAATACACTTTATATTCAAGAGAGCCTTGTTCAATGCGGTAGACTTCAAGTACATTTTGCGGATGAAAATAAACAGCCCTTGGCTTGCTTTGAAATTTATAAAGGTGGAACTGGAGAAAATGCCTCTTTAAACTTTTGGCTTATTGGTGGAGATAAAACCCTGAAACATTTCAAAAATCATACTTTTTCAGCTACAACCGGGAAGCCTGATAAAAATGGCTCCCCGCTATTTGGACCAAGTCGAGGTGGCCAAGCTATCATAAAACAAGGGAATAAAATTTCTTTTTATTGGAGAGCTGCTGCAGAAACTTATCTTATGGTAGAGGGGTCAACCTCTGCAAATACAAAACTTGCTTATGTTTATGTTGTTTTAGCAAAGCGCCATAATTATCAAATGGTTAAAGATACAAGCTTACGCTCATTCAAACTTATGAACTTAAACAATGAATTTCCAGTTGACATTTTAAATAAGTATCAGCCTGACGATAAAATCACGGTAGATATGGCACAATCTAAAATCTTTGTTAATGATATTGGCGCAAATTCTGATTTTATAACAGGTTCTAATTTCTTTGCAATCCCACCAGGAAAAGGTCAAAAATTGGAGCTTGTATGTTCTCCTTGGACAACAACCCCACCTGACATTGAAGTAAGCTGGAAAGAGAGGTATTTATAATGCTTATTAGCATTCACGATCAAACACTGCAACGTGTAGGTTTTCTAAGCAATGAAAATCCATTAACCCCAGATTTTAAGAACGATAAGTTCCATCGGTATTTAGCGCAAGGAGCTTCAACGTTTGATTTTACGGTCAACAAACGTAAAAATGGTGTGCTACAAGATTATATGAAACATCTGAATGAACATGCCTATTTTAGCTTTAAATATGAGGAAGAAGATTTTCTTTTTGATTCAGTCATTGTAGAAGAAAATGATGATGAGGTTACTTTCAATTGCTTAACGCTTAATCTTGAAATGCGGAATGAAGAAGTCAAGAAGCTAGAGAATTCAACCAGTCATAATATTCAATGGTATTTTGACAAGATGGGACTGATTAATTTTGCTCAAATTAAATTGGGAAAAAACGAAGTATCAGACTCTACACGAGTGATCAAGTATGACTCGGAAGATACAAAACTTTCACGGTTGATTTCTGTTATTCAAAACTTTGATGCTGAGTTTGAATTTGTAACCACACTTAAGCGGGACGGGTCACTTGATAACATCATTCTCAATATTTACAAGAAAAATGATGGAGATAACATTCAAGGTGTCGGACAAAACCGTAATGATGTCATTTTAACTTTTGGAGAAAATGTCACAGGAGTTTCACGAAAGGTTGATAAGTTTCAAATTTTCAATTCACTTTTTGTTACAGGTAAAGATGGATTGAATTGGAAAGATAAATCATGGTCTGTGAAGAATGCGGAAGGAGTAGAAGAGTTTTATAAACGTGCGGGAGAAAGCTATGCGAAAGCGCCGCTATCTGCTCAAATGTTCCCTTCTCAAATTCAATCTACAAAAGGTGATATTTATACCAATAAAAATAAAGAAACAGAGTACACCTCTCATGAGGCAATGTGGGGTTATGCATTAAGTGAATTGAGAAAGAATGCCTATCCTTTGGTTGAATATGAAGTTCAAGCAACGAGTGGAGTAACAGTTTCAAGTATGGGAGACGGTACACCCCTTCATATTGGGGATACTGTTCGAATTCAAGACATGAATTTCATGGATTCAAATGGAGATGTAGGCCTCTTCTTATCCGCTCGAGTTTCTGAGTTAGAAATCAGCTTTACGAATCCAACCAATAATAAAATCACTTTCTCAAATTACATCAAGTTGAAAAGCGAAGTTTCTGATGATCTCCTTGACCGTATGCAATCAATCATTGACCAGAATACACCCTATCGTTCTGAAATAATGACTACTAATGGGATTCAATTTAAGAATGGTACAGGAACAACTGATTTGTCTGCACACATTTTCAAAGGAGCAGATGCAGTTGAAACTGTAGCAGATACCTATACGTGGTTTAGAGATGGTACGCCGATGGCACAAACTCAAGCCATAACGGTTAGTGCAGCAAGTGTACCAGAAAAAGCAGTTTATTCTTATGAGGCTAAAATAAATGGTGCGGTAGTAGGTACAGCATCCGTCACAATTACCAATGTAAATGATGGCGCAGAAGGTAAGCCTGGAGAAGATGGAAATACTTATTATCCTCATACAGCTTATGCATACAGTGCAGATGGTCAAAATGGCTTTACCATTGATTATCCGAATTTAAATCTTGAACAACATACAGAAATGTTAGTTGATGGTTCTGATAAATTACTCTATGGGGGAAAAGGCGGAGCAACTGCTACCATGACACATGAAGATGCAAGTATTTCTGGTATTCCATCAATAAAAAACGCCGTGCGCATCACTCAAACTGTCAAAGGACAGTCGGGGTGGAGAAGTCCAACTGGATCACAGAAAGGATCTTACGCTGTCGTTCCTGCAGGGAAATATACACATTCTGTTTTTCTTAAAAATAATGGCAACACAGATGTGACTATAAACCTTCAATTAGGAACTTCTAATAAAGAAACAGACCAAACTTCAAACGTTAAGTATATAAATAGAAAAGTGATTGTACCAGCCAATAGTGATTGGAAATTGTATAGTGCAGTGCTTACGATTCCGAGTGATAATTCTTGGGCATGGTCTTATGTTTATACAGATGTTCCTACGGTGACTGCTGATTGGAGTTTTGCAGGGCTGAAAGTAGAAGCAGGCGAAGTTCAAACACCTTGGATGCCACACGAAAGTGAAGTAAAACCAGAAGACTGGCCAACATATATTGGAGCATATAGTGATACAAATCCCTCTGCAAGTACTGATCCCAGTAAGTATACATGGGCGCTGTTCAAAGGAAATGATGGAGAAAAAGGAGACAATGGAGATCCTGGTAAGGTTGTCCAACAAGATACAGAACCCGAAGAACGCTTCAAGGATATGCTTTGGCAGTATACAGGAACAGTTCCACTCAATGTAACAGGACTTACAGCCCAGCCTAATATGACTTATGTTTGGAATGGTGAGGCTTGGCAAATCTGGTTCTTGAACCCTGCTAATCTCCAAGCTGTCAATGCTTGGATTACAAATGCCATGATTGCTAATGCGGCAATTGATTTTGCCAAAATTAACTCAGCAACGATTGAGAATCTTTCTGCAGTGAACTCAATATTAGGAGATGTAAAAGCAGGAAAAATTACAAATGAATTTGAGTATGATTCTTCAGTAGGAAAAACCAAAGGAACTCTTGTTATAGATGAGATTGGTTTAAAAATGGATTATATAGAAAATGGTGATAAAACCAAACCAGGTTCGCTGCAAGTATCACCATCGGGAATGACTGTTTCTAGATATAACACTGAAGGAGTCCGGGAAACAGCTTCTTATACACAAAAAGGAATGGTTATGAGTACTGATGTGTTACCTATGCAATTATCATGGGAAGGCATTACGGCTACAGCTAACTATGAACGTTCTTTTGATGTTGTCTATATAACAGGTAGAGGGAACTGGGGGAAATTTGAAGCAAATAAAGAGAGGTTCTTTGGTGGTTTACCTAAAAGTGTTTGGCCTCAATATGAGATTGCAAGCGGAGCAAGTTCAATGGGTGGAGCACAAAATATGGCCGTTAAAATAACAACAGATGGGCGAATAGGAATTACTAGTAGTGTAGCTAAAGATAATTGTTATGCAGGTTTTTCTATAACTTATCGAGCTATACCTAATGTATCTTAAAATAAGGAGAAAATATGGACATCTTAAAAAGAAATACTTTCAGATATATAGGTAGTACTGATGATGGAAGTGGGACGACTAGTGAAATGACAGCGGTCATTGATGAAAATGGCACATTTAAATTGGAGATGAATCTTTTAAACTCAGAGAAGTTCTTTAGCAATGAAACCCAGCGTGAAGATGTTATGGACTTCATGGTCCAGCTTTTTGACAAAGCTAAAGAGCTGGCC